AGACGCCTGCATTAAGGCTTCTTGTGCGTCAACTAACTTATCAGTATCGCCCGAATCATAGGCTTCCCGGTAGTTCCGCTTAGCCACTTCCACCTCGGTTTCAGCCGCCGCTTGAACTGTAGCAATGTACTCTTGCTCACCAGAGGACAGGGTAGCTTTGAGCCGCTTATTCTCCTCAAGAATGCTCTGGGCTATCCGTAAAGCTTCTTCTTGCTCACGCCTAGCAGCATCCTTCTCCCGGCGCTCGTCATGCCAAGCCTTTTTATACTGCTTAAACTTGACAATTACTTCTTCGGGATACTCGCCGCCATCCTCTGGGGCTTCCAGTGAGTTAATAATATCTTTAGGGAGGGGTTCCTTACCACGATCCTCTTCAGGCGTGTCGTCCTCGATTTCAACGACAAACTCCTCTTCTTCATCCTCTTGGGCTGAAGCTTTCGTCTCGTCTATCTCGTCGGGGAACTTGTATTCTTCCTTATCCATATCTTCTCCTTATGCTCGTGAAATACCGCGTGGATCGTCTACAACAGCTTCTACTGAGTCATCATTAATCAGGCGGAATTCCCGACCATGAATCTTCAAACGTGTGCCGCTATTAGGACGAGCGAGGATAAAATCACCCTCTTTGCACCACGGGCCTGATTGGAACCGTTCACCTTTGTAGGCGTCAGGCCCCAACTTCACAACAAAAAAGACCGTGCTAAGGACTTCCTCATAGTGCATGGTTGAGTCTGCTTTGATAATCCCGCTCTCGTATTTGTTCTCGATCTCAGGAATAGCTACCAAAATGTGGTAGCCAGAAGGGTTTGGCAGTTGCGTTGCCTTTTCTTCTGCTGTTTGTGGCAGGGTAGATACTTCACCGCTGTCTGTAGCGATGGCAAGTTCAGTCATCAGAATGCTCCATGTGTTTTGCGAGGTCTATAAGGTACGTCTCAACTGTGGTGAGACCTCGAATTTCACCGCAGATAAATTTGTATTCCTCAAAGCTTCTAGCCGCGCTGTTGGCTAAACCGTCGGATAGTTGTTCCCGACGGCCTCTGAGTTCTTTCAAAGCCGCTTCAATTACGTTCATTTAGATTTCCCTTTTTGTGGGGGTTTGGATTTTTGCTGATTCATACGCGCTTCACGCTGCTGTTGCAGGTTTACAGCCGTACGGAAACCCTCGGTCTCTTGGCTGCGGTCCATTTTCATGCGGTCAGTTTGTGATTTAACCGCCATGTTCGCCCCTGCAATTTCTTTCTGGGCGTTGATACGTTCCATCTCAATCGCCATCTGCTTCTCTTTAGCTGCTGCATCAAGCTGGTCTTTAGCGATCTTGCGCTGAACTTCTGCCTGTTTGATCTGCAATTCCTGCATCTGCATCTGGATGATCGGGTCTTGCATCTGCTGCTGAGCTTGCTGTTGTTGGGCTTCAGACATGTGCTGTTGTACAAGCTGTTGTGTAGCCTGTGCAGCACGTTGAGATACTTCGACTTCGATCTCTTTCGGGATCATCACATCGTCGTCTTCCTCGTAGTTCGGAAGCTGTAGACCCATAGTTGCTTCCATCTGCTTGCGGTACTCGTAGCCGACATGCTCATTAATATGCGCCATCATCGCTGCTTGCATCATCTGCGCGTTCGGGTTCTGCCCCACAATCTCTTGAATCTTGGGGTCTTGCATCGCGCCCATGTGGACAGCAATATGCGCTTGGTGATCCTGATACAAGAACGCTTTGACAGGTTTACCCATCAGGATATTCTGGTTCTCAGTCACGGGGTCGCGCGGGCGCGTATCATCCTCTGTCGGAATCAACTTGTTCGCGTTCTTGACACCCAAGACTTCAACCATCTGACGATGCAGCATCGGCATGTCGTACAACTGTGGTGCGCTCTGTGCCAACTGAAATACAGCCTGATACTGCACAACCTTCTGCGACATGGTTGCAGCATTCGGATCACTCACAGGCACAACATCAACCTGATCGTAATCACTCTGCTTGGCGCGACGTGTGCCATCTACTGGCTCATAGCTGTACTCGTCTGGCGTGAAGTCCCGAATAATGTCTTTAAGCAGACGGAACTCTTCGTGCATCGCGTAGTGAATACGCGCTTGTACTGCTGACATGATCTTCAGCGTACGCTCTAAAATAGCCAGCGTCGTGCCAACGGGGGATTGGGCAGACATGTCACTGATCTTGAGATCAGCCGCGCTGGCAAACCTACGGCCTTCATCGATGATTTGATTCATCAATCCAGCCAAAACTTGTGACGGCTCTTTGTATGGCAGCGGCAAGATGTTGTCGCGTATCGCACCACTCGGTACATCTACGTCTCTAAACTCGCCCGGAGAGATCGGTGTGTCGTCGCCCTTGACTCGCATACCGCGAGTCTTCAAGCCACCCGGCAGGTTCGACAAAGTACCTGCATCCACAAGCTGACGCAGAATAGACGTACCGCTCTTTGCAAACGCGCCGATCAAGTGGATCAGACCGAAACAATAGAAGCCAAAACCGGGGACGTAGCCATAGTGAACAAAGTGACTGCGCTTATGCTTTAGCTTGTCGTCAGGCTTCCAATTGCGCCGAATTGAGAGGATCGTCTGGGTGCTTTTCTCTATAGTTACAATGTATGGCAGAGCAATACCGGTCTCTTCACCGTCGTCATCTACGTCCTCGTAGCCCGGCAAGTCCAAGTCAACCTGCATCTCAAGGAGCTTATAGCGGTCGTCGGTTGTAGCTCTGAAGCCCAGCTTCTCTGCAATCTTCTTCTCAACTTCTTCAATGGTGTTGACTGGGTCGCCCAAATCTTCATCTAGATAGAAGCCCGATACTTGTAGCTTGCGTAGCTCGTTCTTTGTCTTGCGCATCACATGTGTGACCCGCTCAGACGTACGTAGTGAAGACGCACCATATGGCACAACTACATCTTCCGCAGGAACATAAATCGACGTTTGACGGCCCAAAGATGGGTCGAAGTACACCTTCTTGAACGCATTACCCGACAGACCCAAGCCCCACAACATGCGCTCGTGTTCAGGACGATACTCAGGCATTTCCTCTGTCAGACGATAGTTCATATCGTCTTTGACCCGCTCAGCCGCATCTTTCTTTTCAGAAGTCTCCTTACCGATAATTTTCGTCTTAACCGGCCCAGCAGCCGGGAAAGTTTCCATGATCGTCTCCGATTGGAATTTGACGAGTGCTTCTGAGAGAAGAGGGTGTGTAACTCCACATGCGCCTGCCCACGGTTCTGTTCGCTCTTCAAGTTTCATCCCCAAGAGGTCAAGTCCATCAACATACGTCTGTACCCAGTCCTTACGACTCGATATATCGTCCTCGTACGCGTCAATCAACTCAGAGGCAAGCAGCGACAACTCGTTGTCTGGAATAAACTCAGCCAAATTCGCCTCAAAGTCCTCGTCATCCATCTCGCGTGGCTCAATCTCAATCTCAAGTCCATCGGTTGCAATCTTCACCGACTCTGGGTCTTCAATCTCAATCTCCAAGTCAGGCTCGTCCATCATTGCCTGATTCAGCCCTTGCGGGACTGCGTACAGTCCTTTTTCGATACTCATGATATTTCCTTAAATAAGTTTTTTGTTAGACGCGTCGTCAACCATACCGCCCTGCGCATACTTAATCAGTTTTTTGTACCGGTCTACGTTTTCCGGAAACGCTGTTAGCCGTTGTGGGTCTTTTGCGTCCATACGAGGTTGAACATTCAGCGTCGAACTTACGGCTTCCATCAAATACGGGTCGTTGTTAAATAAATATTTTTGCAAAAACTTGTCTGCAAACATATCTTTCTTCGACAGTTTAGCAATTGCCCCTAAGTCAGACGCCAACTCTTCGTAATGATGGGGCATATACATGTCTTTTGCCGCCCCGCTGCCAATATAATTTGTTGAAACTTTATAGTGCTTTTCCAAGTGATTACGCACTTTCTCGTCTGCGAGTCGGGTGTATAGCGTATGTAACGGTTTGTAGTAGTCTTTATTGTTCTCAGGTTTTCTACCGCGTAAAAAAGCATAGTTATCTAGCAGTACATCCCCACGATTACGTTTTGTATTAAGCTCCGCCCCACCTGAATGCGCTAGTGAATGCTCTTGCTCGTGTGCTAAT